TCTTGATCCGCTATTTTCTGAAAATAACTCATCACATCATCGTCATCATCTGAACTGAGTGAAGGTTCAGGTGCTGCTGAAGCTACAGGTTCAGGCGCTGCTGCTGCCTTATATTCTGGAGCCGGTTGTGTTGGAATATCTTCTTGAACTAGATCAGAAGCAGAAGCAGCTACGCCACCATCACCACTGAGTATTTGATCAAGTTTAGTCTTTAATTCATCATATGATTTAAAGTTCTTACGATCTAGGAATTCTCCTAGTCTATATTGTTTATTAACAATTTCTAAGATTGCTTCATCAGTAGGAGCAACAGGTACTGGCTCTGAGAAAGATGAAGAATCATAGTTAGGATAACCTTCAACACGTTTCATACGTAGTTTAAAGTTAGCGCCTTCCCATAAATCAAATACATTTACAGGTTTCTCATCTTCAAATGTAGGTTTAGCTTTATCCATAATCTTATCAAAGATACGTTTACCATATCTAAATAACATTACTTTACCTTCATTTTCTGGGTTTGCAGGATCAGAAAGAACTAAAACATTAGAGTAGAAATGTAATCTACGTTTTTGTTTTCTTGCAATTTCTTTATTTGCTTCTACACCAGAGTTCCATAACTTAGAATTTAATTCACCAACTGGATCATTTTCACCTAGAGTTGTTAAAGAGTTCTCAATGTACCAACGACCAGTAGGGCCTTGGAATCCATGTGAGAATACTTTTACCCATGGTAATTCATCATCAGGATGTTTTGGTAAGAAACGGATTGTTGCAGTAGCGTTACCTGCTTTATCAGGAGTTGGTTTCCAGATACGGTCATCTTCATATGAAGCTTTAGAATTCTGACCTGGATTTGCAATCGTCTCGAATGCAGATGAGATTTGACTGAAGTCTTGATTGCGGGATTGTCTTAATGTATTAATATCCATCGTATTTTCCTTAGTATTTGCGTAGTATAAATTTAATATATTGTCGTAAGAAATTCATTAACTTGTTTCTCAATCTTATCACGATTGTATTTGACAAAGCCTTTGAGCTTTTCAATACGTAATATATCATTCTCTAGTAACATCAATGATGGCTCTTCCTTCCATCTAGCTATCATTGGTACGAAATCATTTAATATAACAATTGATTCCATACATATCAATTTTCCAAGATATAGTTTTATTATAACCGGAAACTGATTTAATGTACAATTAATTATCTGATCTAAATTATAATTATTCTTCTCAGATTCTAATTGTATAGTATTTATATCATTTAGAAAGGTTTGTGTAATACTTTGCTTTCTTTTTTGCCATTGTATATAATTCTCTTCGGCTTCTTCCATACCATATATGATATTATCGTTACCGATAGAAAGATTAGCTACAATGAACTGTATGATATCTTGGTCTTTTGGAAACTTTCTTGCTAGTTTCTCAAATAAGTATTTATCGTTTCGTGCTTCGAATGCTGAATAAGATCCTTTAATATGACCTTTGTTTTCGAATACGTTAAATTTGTCTTTTGTAAAATGTAGTTTTAATGCAATATAATATCTAAAAGCTTTAAACCCTGTCATACATCAAGCCTGGCCCGTTTTGGTAGCATGTTTTCATCCATCATATTCACAGCAATCTTTTGCTTTAAAGCTTTATTCACCATAGAACTTATATCTTCTGGATCAATAAAGTTTTCTTCACAATATTTTAGCACAGCTTCCATGTGGGTCATGCCTGTTTCTGATACAATGCCATCAATATAGATAGCAAACTCTTGAGTATTTTTAAACATTTTGCCTTGCATTAAACCATTCCCATATAGTAGTTAGCAAGTTTTAAGTCACTATTGATTTTTTGCCATTCTTTATATCTTACCTTATATGCTTTCCATATAGGATGAGACTGGTCTTCAATAGCACTCATTTTATCATCAAATAATTCTAAGTATTCTTCAAAGAAGTTATCGAGTTCTGCTTTACGATTAATTAAACCTTCTGTAACAACTTCAAGCTTTTTCTTTTCTCCTCTGCGATAGAGATCTGCAAGCATATTAGTCATTGGCAGTTCCTTTCACAGCTTTAAATCTTTCTTTCATAAAACGAATTACT